ATATTGATTCAGATGATTATATGAAGGCAAAAGATATTGCTATTAAAAAGGCAATGGGAAAAGATGACGAAGAAGACGTCAAAGAACAAAAGACACCATTAGGCGAATTTATACTATCATACTATGACAGAGAAACAGGCGAGTTTCCAAAAGGCGAAACAGCCGTATTAACCATGGTAGAAAAAGATTACGGTGAGCAGTTCATAGAACCTGCTAAGGCGTTTATCGAACAAGTTCAAGCTCTGTATGACGATTACCAAATGCAAACACAACCACAACAGATGGAAGTTGATACAGAGTTTGGACGTATGAAAGAACTTGCAGGTCTTCGTTAATTTATTAAGGATACAAATATGGCTATTACAAAAAAAGAAGAATTGGCAGCAAGGGCTTTACAATTAGTGCCAAAAGATAGTCCTTGGAAACTAGAAGAAGTATGTAAAACAATTTGGTCAGAAATGAAGGCCGGCGGCACAGATCAGATGTCTAACGTAGAACTTGCAAAAACACTTAGAGAAGCATACAACGAACCATTTTGGACAGAAAGATATGTTGCAGAATTAAAAGAAAGATTTAATCTGTCATAAAACTGTTGACAAGATAAATAAATGAGTGTAGTATAATAATTGTGCTACACATAATAGGCACAAAGCACATAGGCATAATATTATAGGAGGCATAACTATGGCATCATTAGCAGAAATCCGAGCAAAGCTCAAAGAACAAGAAAACCGCTCAGCAGGTAATTCAGGTCCAACAGGACCAAACCCAATTTACCCATTTTGGAATATCAAAGAAGGCGAAAGTTGTACTTTACGTTTCCTTCCTGATGGAGATGCAGACAACACTTTCTTTTGGAAAGAGCGTTTGATGATTAAACTTCCATTTGCAGGGATCAAAGGTGAAACGGATTCACGTCCAGTGCAGGTACAAGTTCCGTGTATGGAAATGTATGGCGAGTCATGCAACATTCTTAATGAAGTACGTGGCTGGTTTAAAGATCCAAGTCTAGAAGATATGGGTCGTAAGTATTGGAAGAAACGTTCTTATATCTTCCAAGGTTTTGTAACAGACAATCCGTTAGCTGATGACGAAGCACCAGAAAATCCAATTCGACGCTTTATTATTGGCCCACAAATCTTTCAGATTATTAAAGCAGCATTGATGGATCCTGATATGGAAGAACTACCAACGGATTACACTGCTGGTGTAGACTTCCGTCTTAACAAAACATCTAAAGGCGGTTATGCTGATTATGGCACATCAAACTGGGCTCGTCGTGAACGCCCGCTTAGTGATTCAGAAATGAATGCTATTAACACACACGGATTGTTTGATTTATCAGATTTCCTTCCTAAAAAGCCAGATGAGACTGCAATCAAAGTAATGCAGGAAATGTTTGAAGCATCAGTAGATGGTGAAGCATATGATGCAGATCGCTGGAGTAATTACTTCCGTCCAGCAGGCATGGCAGCACGTACTGGTGATCCTAACGTGGCACCGTCTAATGGGACAGCAACAAGTCAAACTGCACCAACTCCAGCAGTAGATGCAGCACCAACAGCACCTGCTCCAGTAGCAGAAGCAGCACCAGAGTCAACTGCTGAAGCGGCTCCTGCAGAAGGTGGTGGCGCACAAGACATTCTTGCAATGATCCGCGCACGTCAAGGTCAATAATATATTATGGGGGAGCAATCCCCCATTTCGCTTTTTAGATTAGGAGATTAATATGGCATCAAAAGCATTTGATCCTACTAAGTTTAGGACATCGCTTACAAAATCCATTACAGGCATGAGTGCAGGTTTTAATGACCCAACTGATTGGATTAGCACAGGCAACTTTGCACTCAACTATCTTATCTCAGGTGATTGGAACAAAGGTATTCCGCTAGGAAAAGTAAGTGTATTTGCAGGTGAGTCTGGCGCAGGTAAGTCATACATTTGTTCTGGTAACATTGTAAAGAGCGCACAAGATCAAGGTATCTTTGTAGTTCTTATTGACTCAGAGAACGCACTTGACGAAGCGTGGCTACAAGCACTTGATGTAGATACTTCAGAAGATAAACTACTAAAACTTAACATGTCAATGATTGATGACGTTGCAAAAACTATTTCAACATTCATGGCAGACTACAAAGCAATGAACGAAGAAGATCGTCCTAAGGTACTGTTTGTTGTTGACAGTTTAGGTATGTTGTTAACACCTACTGACGTAGATCAGTTTAACAAGGGTGATATGAAAGGCGATATGGGCCGTAAACCTAAAGCACTAACATCACTTGTTCGTAACACTGTTAATATGTTTGGTAGTCACAATGTTGGACTTGTAGCAACTAACCACACATATGCATCGCAAGATATGTTTGACCCAGACGATAAGATTTCAGGTGGTCAAGGCTTTATCTATGCATCATCTATTGTAGTTGCAATGAAAAAGTTGAAACTAAAAGAAGATGAAGATGGCAACAAGATTAGTGAAGTACGTGGTATTCGTGCCGCTTGTAAGGTTATGAAAACACGTTATGCTAAACCGTTTGAAGGTGTACAGGTTAAGATTCCATACGAAACAGGTATGAATCCATATAGCGGCTTGCTTGAATTGTTTGAAGCAAAAGGCGTTATTGTTAAGCAAGGCAACCGTCTAAAGTATGAAACACTAGACGGTGAAGAACTGCTTGAATATCGTAAAAATTGGAATGGAGAACTACTCGATAAAGTTATGTCAGACTACTTATTAAAAGAAGCTTCTGTGGTAAATACCTCTGAAGTTGACGAAGAAGCAACTGATGTAGAATTACTCGAGGAATAAACATTGATGGATACATCTCAAATTTGTGATATTTGGACACTATTTAAGGAATATTTAGATAAAAAACAGATTGAAGTAATTGCAGAAAAATTTATTGATTTACTTGCAGACTACGGTATTTCAGACGAAACACTCAAAGAATGCATAGGACACGATCAATATCTTGATGAAGCAATTAGTTATTATTTTGATGACGACTTTGAAATAGACGAAGAATGGGATGAGTAATGGGATGGTATAGCGAGATATCTCGTAACGTAGGTAAAATACCTGATGCAATACAATATTTTGATACAGAATTAATACAAGCCCGTGCAGAATGCAAACTTGTAGGTAATGTTGAAAAATCAGCAGCAGCGATGCCGGGTATTGTTGAACATCGTTTTAACCAACTACAAGAGATTGAAGCTATACTCAATTATCTAAATATTGAGCTACGTAGATTGCGTAGCTCATATTTTAAAAAGTATCTTGAAAACTATCAACGAGCTCTGTCAAGCCGTGACGTTGAAAAATACGTTGACGGCGAGGCAGACGTAGTCGACTACGAAAAGATTATCAACGAGTTTGCACTTATGCGCAACAAATGGTTAGGAGTCTTAAAGGCGCTGGATCAGAAGCAATGGCAGATAACTAATGTTGTAAAGTTAAGAGTTGCAGGAATGGAAGATGCAACTTTATAAAAGGATCGTAGCTTGGCGAAAAAACAAAAGAAAAGTTGGTTAAAACGTTGGCAAGAATCGTGGTTCGACAACTCAAGACTAGATAATTTTAAATCAATAAATGATTATATCAATTTCCAACCAAAAAACCTTTTAGATATTGGTTGCGGTCTTGCACACGAAGCAGAGCATTTTCAAAACAAATATAAGTCAAATATCTATTTACTAGACGGCGATGTCAGTGTTACTGAAAATAACAGTAGAGATATCAACTACGGTCCTGTTGATGATTTTAAATTTTATAATAAAATAGATGACTTAAAAAAATCTTATAAAGAAAGAGGATTAAGGTATAAATTTTTCGATTGCAATACTATTGGTCCTGAATATATATTTGATACAAATTTTGATTTAATTTTTTCTAATCTATCTTGCGGATTTCATTATCCTGCTACTACATACAGAGATCTTATTTTAAATAATTCTACAGAAAATACTGTTATAATAATGGATTTTCAAAAAAAATATTTTTATCAACAAGAAAAAGATATAGAAATAATAAATGTTGTGCATGAAAACGATGTAGTTATAAAATTGCATTTTAAATTTAAATAGAGATAAAAAAATGAAATTAAAACTACTAGGATATCAAGAAGTGCATGGAAATTATGTACACCCTACTGCAACTGTGTACTGGGATAAAATTGATATAGGTATAGGAAATGTTATATATCCTAATGTTTGTATTGGAACCGAGCCTCAACATCTAAGAGAAGAAGGCCAAGGTATAGTAGAAATAGGTGACAATAATATTTTTAGAGAGAATGTTGTAGTAACACTTCCTACAAAGGCAACAAAAAAAACTAAAATAGGTAACAATAATTATTTAATGTCTTCATGTATTATCCACCATGATTGTGTACTAGAAGATAATATTACAGTGAGTAATCATTGCTCGTTGTCAGGACATGTACATGTAATGAAAGGCGCAGTCCTAGGACTTAACGTTAATGTACATCAATTCCAAGTAATTGGATCGTATTCAATGTTGGGGATGGGTACAGTTGTTGTGCCAAAAAATAAAATTGTACCCGGAAAAGTTTTTGTAGGTACGCCAGCTAGAATTTTAAAAAGTAATAGAGTAGGTATCCAACGTAATAATGTAACAGAAGAAGACTTGCAGTTTGAATTAGAAAGATACACAAACATATATGAGGAAATGCGTAAATGATTTGTCTTATCGGACATGGATATTGGGGTAAAAATATTGCAAAAACTTTAGGCAAAGATTTGTATGCAATTTGTGATATTTCAGAATCTGTTTTGAAAGAAGTATCTACATTATATCCCCATGTAAAATTATTTAAAAACATAGACGAAGCTATTAATGATACAAATATTAAAGCAATTATAATTGCTACAAAAGCTGCATCTCATTTTGATATTGCTCAAAAGTCAATAATTAATGGTAAAGATTTGTGGATAGAAAAGCCGGCATGTTTAACTGTAAGCCAAATAGACGAGCTAATTATACTGGCAGAACAGCACCACACAAAAATATTTGTAGATCATATTATGTGTTATGATTCTACTATTAATTATTTAAAAGAAAATGTTAACATAAAAAATCCTTTATATTTTGAAAGTTATAGATTACATCAAGGCCTTTTCCAACCAGATACAGATGTATTATACGATTTAGCTATTCATGATTTAAGTATAATTGATTTTTTGTATCCTAACCTAAAATTACAAAAAAAAGAAATTATAAAAAACACACATGTAAATAATTTTGCAGATCATGCAGTTTTAAATATGAAATTTCAAAATGATTTCCGTGTTACTATAACTTGCAGTTGGATTTCGCCTATAAAACAAAGACAATTATTTTTTCAGTGCGGCAAATCTATGATAGCAGTGCAGGACAATAAAATAACAATTCGTAAGATAGACGATTTGGATAGTGAATATTCGCAGAATTCTATTACAGATGAACAGGTTATTATTGTTGATCAAACACCAGGTTTACAAACTGCTGTTGATGCCTTTAAAAAAATGATATATAGAATAGAAAGTCCTGTGACAGATATACACCAAGCCCGAAGGATACAACAATGGATAGAACAATAGTACCTTTTTTTAATTTACAATCTTTGCATCAAGAGTACACAAATGAATTGAAGAGTAAAGCTTCAGAGATAATAGATAGTGGCAACTATATTATGGGAACGCAGAATTTAGAAGAAAATTTTGCAAATTATACAGGTGCATCTTATTGTTCCGGTGTCGCAAGCGGTACTGCTGCCTTGCATTTAGCGTTACTTGCATTAGGTGTACAAGAAGGCGACGAAGTAATAACTGTAGGATATACATTTAAAGCTACTGTTGCTTCTATTCTTTATGTAGGTGCAAAACCCGTTTATGTTGATATTGATAAAGATACATTTTGCATGGATCCTACTTTAATCGAATCTAAAATTACAGACAAAACAAAATGTATTATTCCTGTCCACCTCTTCGGTAATGCTGTCGATATGGTGGCTCTAATGGAAATAGCAAACAAATATAACATACCAGTTGTGGAAGACTGTGCTCAAGCTCACGGCACAACTATAAATGGACAACATGTCGGAACCTTCGGAACTATAGGCGCATTTAGTTTTTATCCTAGTAAAAATGTAGGAGCATTAGGAGATGCAGGTTGTATAATAACAAATGATGAATCTTTATATAAAGATATTTCTAAGCTTAGAACATGGAAAGAGGATGATATAGGCTACAATTATAGAATGGATAATTTACAAGCTGAATTTATAAACATTAAGTTAAAGTATTATGATAAGATTTTACAAGAAAAAAGAAATGTTGCAGAAATATATAACGAATATTTTACCAATATAAAAGTAATTAAAGGAGCGAAGCACTCCTATAATATATATACTGTTCTTGTAAATGATAGAGATATTGTAGTAGAGACAATTAATAATCATGTACAAACTCGTGTGTATTATCCAACTCCTGTAAGTTCCTCAGTTCCTTATATTTTTAATACTGAAGGATTAAAAAATACTAATATACTAGCAACAAAGCAATTAAGTTTGCCAATATATCCTAGTGTGGATTATAGAAAAGTAATTGAAACATTTAGAGAACTAGCTGATGATAAACTTTGCTCCTTTTTATAAAGAAATAAGCCTAAAGGAAGTTAACAACAAAAAACTTAAAAAAAGAGTAGGCAAAGTAGACTATAAGAAAAATTTAAAACTCTTACATGAAAGTTTTAAACTATATAATCCACACAATAACTTTATTGTTCAAACAGATAATATCACCGAACTTCCGTACCAATGTCATAGATCAGACCTATCACACATGAATATTATGGAATCTTTAATTGTTGGTAATTTAAATTATGTAAAAGATATTTTAGGCAAAAGTATACTAGTAGGTGCAGACAATATTGTGTTAAATCCTGTAGATAGTTTTTTTGAAGATGAATTTGATATTGGATTATTTTGTATTAGTCAAAGAAATCAAGATGAAAAGTTTAATTTAAGTAACGGAGTAGTATTAGTAAATTCTAATTTACAAAATCATGAAAGAATAGTAAATTTTTTCAATGAAAGATATTTGATTTATAAAAACTTTGACCAACAGTATAAATCTTGGTGGGGAGATATGTTGAGTTTGAATGTGCTTGTATCAAAAAAAGATATTATAAACCAATTTTATCAATCTAATAAAACTACAAAATTTTACGACTTCGATGGGTTAACAATCAAAATATTTGAAGTAAACAAAGATTATTATAAATGGGTAGATAGGGATGGTCATTACAATAAAAGTAACGAGGATATTCTTTTAGATTTTCCTGGTGACAACAGTGTTAAACAACATGCAGAATTAATATTTAATAGTTTAAATATTTAAAATCCTCTTTGTAATAATTGTAGACTAATTCTTTCAGCTCCTCATTATAATATGTGTTGTAATTTTTATAAGTTGTTTTATTTTTTGTAGGTAAAGGTTTATAATAATTAAAATATTCTTGTAACTCTTTTTCTAAATTTTCATATCTAATTATTTTATGAACAGCAGGATCGCCTCTTTTTGTTAACAGCCACCAAACTTGCGGCCTCCAAGTATCTGTTAAATTTGCTTTATCTAGTAAATATTTTTTTACAAAATTTTCAAAAGTAGTATCAGCAGGTACTCTAGCATTTTCTTTTATTAGATAGGTGTAAGCACTTACACACCTTTCATAAGGATTTCGAACTATAGTAAATTTTTCAGAAGGCTCGTTTATCCATCCTCTTTTGTGTAGACGTTTAGTTTGAATTGAATTTTTAGTAATTCTAGCATTTCCACACACTACATGTTCGGGAACATTACATAGCCAATGTTTTACAGCAGTTCCTGCCGTTTTAGGTATGTGTATAAATCTTTTCACATAATTATTTATAGAGAAGATAATAAGTAATAAAAAATAAAGGAATCTTACTTCTATGTGCGGATTCGGTGTATCTAACATTAATTCATTAAACACTGTAAATCAATTTTGTCAAAAAAGAGGTCCCGATCTCACCAATTCAGAAACAATAAACGGTATAGAATTTTTACATAATTTATTACATATAACAGGCGACTTAACGCCTCAGCCCGTTATTAAAAACGATATTGTCTGTGTTTTTAATGGAGAGATCTATAACTATAAAGAGTTTGGAAATTATGCAAGTGACGGGCAGTGTATTGTTGATTTATATAATAGGCAAGGAGAAGAATTCTGTAAACTATTAGATGGCGAATATGCTCTTTGTTTAATTGATTTTACTAAACGTAAATTAATTACAAGTACAGATACATTTGCATGTAAACCTCTATGGTACGAATTCAAAGGTGATAAATTTTGTGTTGCATCTTATAATAGTCAATTACAAGGTCTTGGGTTTACAAATGGCAAAAAACTTTATGCAAACAAAACACAAGTGTATAATCTTGATACACTAACAATAGAAAGAGAATACGATAATCATATATTTGATATAAAACAATACAAGACATCGTTTAATGATTGGTTTGTTGCATTTGAAAACAGCATAAGAAAAAGAACTCAAAATACAGACAAGGGTATGTTCCTTGGGTTGAGTAGCGGATTTGATAGTGGTGCTATTGCATGTGAGCTTCATAAACAAGGTGTTAATGCAACGGGTTATAGTATAATTAATAATGAAAACTTAGAAGTTTTACAAGCAAGATTCAATATACTTAATCATACAGAAAGCATTACACTAACCAATGACGAATACAATAAATGGCGCAAAGAATTAATAAATTGCGAAGACTTTATCTACAATGACGGACATAGAAACTACAATATAAAAAGCGACCAAGCAGTCCAAGGCCTTGCAGCAATATGTCATCGTGCAAATAAAAACAAACAACGAATCTATTTTAGTGGCCAAGGTGCAGATGAAATTATTAGCGATTATGGATTTAATGGTAAACGCATTTATAAACACAGTCAGTTTGGTGGAAAATTTCCTAATAATCTTGAAGGCTTTTTCCCTTGGCATAGTTTTTGGGACGGAACACAAATACAGTATCTAAACAAAGAAGAATATATTGCAGGTCACTTTGGTATAGAAACACGTTATCCATTTTTAGATAAACAATTAGTACAAGAATTTTTATGGCTTGATCCTACATTAAAAAACAGTAGATATAAAAGTTGTCTTGCAGAATATCTTATACACAATAATTTTCCTTTTGAGTCAGGTGAAAAGCGTGGATTCAATGTCGTTGAAAAAGGAAAGAAAATGAAGCAAGTAAATTAATAATATGTCAAACATTACAGTAATAACAGCAGCAGATGCAAACTTTAAAGAAATGGTAGATTTTGCATATAGATCAGCCGAAGACGTTGGTTATAAAACAATTGTATACGACTTGGGCGGGTTAGGTTATGGTAAACCCTTTAATGGTCGTGTTAGTGATGCAATAGGTGCTAAAATTCCATCTAAACCAAGTATGATACTAGATGCTCTTAACGGCGTTGAATATAACGACATTGTTGTTTGGATGGACGCCGATGCTATCATGTGGAATCGTATAGATGAAATCACAGACGAAATATGGGACTTTGGGGTTACTGTACGTAAGCCTAAGTCGTCTGAAAGAGACGACTTAATAAATGCCGGTGTTGTGTTTGTAAGGAAAACTGAAAGCAGTTTAAAATTTATGGACTTATGGATTAAAAACTGTTCTACAGGTGTAAGTGATCAAAAAGAACTTAATCAATTATTTCAATTTAAAAATGCAGACTATCTAAAAAAGAAAAAAACACAAGGTATGGTAGTAAAATGTTTTTCTTGTGATTTGTACAACAACTTTTATTTTAAACGTCCGCAAACTGATGCAAAAATTACTCATTATAAATCTAAATTAAGATATATGTGGCCGCGTAGGACAATTTCTAAAATTCCTAAAATGGCATCGATGGAGCAAAAACTTTTATCGTCAGAACCTAGATTTTAAGTAATCTACGTATATAAATATCTACATGAGCAAGGTAGTATTAGTTACTGGAGGATTCGATCCTTTACATTCGGGACACATTGCCTACTTCAAGGCTGCACGAGAACTAGGTGATCACCTAGTAGTAGGTGTTAACAGCAATGCTTGGCTTGAACGTAAAAAGGGTAAAGCATTTATGCCCTTTGAAGAACGCTGTGCAATTATTAAAGAATTAGATTGTGTAAATGAAGTTATAGGATTTAATGACGATGACGATACTGCCTGTGCTGCAATATTTACTGTTCTATCTACAGTAGGCAGTCAAACAAAAGTTATATTTGCCAACGGCGGTGATAGAACCAAAGACAACATTCCTGAAATGATATACAACGATGTTGAGTTTGTGTTTGGCGTTGGCGGCGAAGATAAAAAGAATTCGAGTAGTTGGATACTTAAAGAATGGAGCCAACCTACTACTGAACGTGCTTGGGGTAGATATACTGTACTAGACAAAGGTGATGGTTGGCAAGTTAAGCAATTAGCGTTTGATGCAGGTAAAGCATTGAGCGATCAGCGACACTTTAAACGTTCAGAACATTGGCATGTTGTAGAAGGAACAATACACATGGCATTACAATTTGAAAATGGCGATATAGTAAATCGTACTTACTGTTCAGGAGATAGCATAGATATACCTGTTAATACTTGGCACAAAGCTACTAATGTTGGAGATATTACAGCAAAGGTTGTGGAAGTATGGTTGGGAAATATATTAACAGAAGATGATATAGAAAGAAGAGATTAATGAAAGTATTTGTAGGATATGACACAAGAGAAGATATTGCATATCAAGTTTGCAAACACAGCATTGAAACTAAGAGCAAACTGGCCGATGTGCGTCCATTAAAACAACAAGAACTACGTGATGCAGGATGGTATACTCGTTCTGTAGATAAACTTGCAAGTACTGAATTTACTTTTACACGTTTTCTTATACCAGAACTTACAAACTTTGAAGGTTGGGCTGTGTTTATGGATTGTGATATGATCCTTACTACAGACATCAAAGAATTGTTTGATCAAGCAGATCCAAAGTATGCTGTAATGTGTGTGCAACACGATTACACACCTAAGGAAGGTATAAAAATGGACGGACAGAAGCAAACTATCTATCCACGTAAAAACTGGTCAAGTGTAATGTTGTTTAACTGTGGTCATCCAAGCAATGCTGCATTAACACAAGACTTAGTTAACAGTCCAGAAATAAACGGAGCATATCTACACAGATTTAGTTGGTTAAAAGATGAAGAAATTGGAGAATTGGATCACACTTGGAATTATCTTGTTGGTGTTTATGACGATGTAGAAACACCAAAATTAATACATTATACTGAAGGAGGACCGTGGTTTGAAAATTATAGAAACTGTGAATTCAGTGATCTATGGAAACAAGAACTTGCGGATATGATGAATGGGTAATAAAGTTGCAGCAATCGAAAGCGTCGGATTTAATTGGGCAGATAAAGGTCATGATTATGATCCGTATTTACGAAGTTTTTTACAAGGTGTAGGCGGAGAAGAATCTACTTGGGAAGAGCAAGAAGATACTAATACTACTCTTGTTATACGAGGGTTAGGTGGAGGTAGTCAAAAGGCTATTAAAAAATGTTGGGAAACTGGCAGACCGTTTTATGCTGTAGACACAGGATATTTTGGTAATGCAAAACATAAAACATGGCATCGAATTACTTACAACGCTCTCCAAAATATGCAAGATATAATTGACAGAGACGATACTAGATTAAAGATTCAACTAGGCGAATGGAAAGAGGTATATAAGCCTTTTACTAAAGGTAAAAAAATACTCATATGTCCTCCTAGTGATAAAGTAATGAATTTGTTTAATCAAGGAACAGCAGAGCGTTGGACAAAAAATATAATAGAAGAAATTAAAAAAATTACAGATAGACCGATCGAAATTAGAATGAAACCTATACGATCTGAACGTGTAACAAACAAGACTATTCAACAAGCACTAGCTGATGATGTTCATTGTCTAGTAACTTATAATAGTATTGCTGCTACAGAAGCATTGATGGAGGGTAAACCTGCTATCACATTAGGACCAAATGCAGCACAATTAATATGTGAAACAGATTTAAACAATATAGAAAACCCAAGAATTCCAACAGAAGATGAAATGTATTCATTTATAAAACATTTGTCTTATGCCCAATTTACTCAAAATGAAATGGCAGATGGAACTGCTTGGAAAATTTTACAAGGAAAAACAATATGAAGGTTGCATCATACTTAATGGGTATACCACCAGGAAATAAAAATCCTGAAAAACCTTCCATTATTGTGAAGTTTATTGAAGGTGTTTGGCGGTGCGGCGATGAAGGAGAAATAGTTTGCGACTATGAACCAGTTAATGCCGATGTTGCTGTTGTTCAAGGTTTCGTACATCCCGGCAGCAAAAAAATGCCACACCTTGAGTTGAGGAAAAAAGTTTTCGAAAAACAAAAAAGTGAAGGCAAGAGAAGTATTATTGTTGATAGCAATTTATTTTTGTCTTATGATCCTAAAAATTCAAAAAAATATTTAAGGTATAGTTTCGACGGCGTATTTCCTAATTCAGGAGAATATTGTAACCAAAACCCAGATCCTCAAAGATGGAACAAATTAAGTAATGATTTAGGCATACATCTAAAGCCAATGCAAAAAAATGGAAAATACATTTTGATATGCTGTCAAAGAGACGGCGGCTGGAGCATGGATGGACAACAATTAATGCCTTGGTTAGTAAAAACAATCCAATCTATTAGAAAGTATTCTGATAGGCAAATTATTGTAAGATTTCATCCGGGAGATAAAAACAGAATTCAACACATTCGATCTTTAGTTAGATATAGATTAAAAGCAGTAGCACCTAGCAATAGTGATAATTTATTATTAGATTTAAAAAATGCTCATGCTGTCATAAGTTATAACAGTAGTCCTGGGGTAGTTTCTGCTATAGAAGGTGTTCCTGTTTTTGTACTAGATCCCGATAGAAGCCAAGCAAGTGATGTAGCAAATAAATTATTACAAAATATAGAAAGTCCTGAAGAGTTTGATAGAGAACTTTGGATAAGGAAAATGGCACAAATGCACTGGACACTAGACGAATTAAAAGACGGATCAGCATGGAGACACCTAAGACAATGGGCAAAAAAATAACAGTAGTAACTACCTTCCATCCAGAAGGAATGACAACATACGGACAAAAGTTTTTAGATAGTTTTGCCTCTAATGTAGACAAGAGAATTGAACTAATTGTATATGCTGAAAACTGCAAGCCTACTAATCCAGATTCGTCACGCATTACTATATTAGATCAAGAACAAGCATTACCTAAATTAGTAAACTTTAAAAACAAATGGAAAGACGATCCTAAAGCAAATGGTATTCCGCCAGACGCTATCAAAGCACGTAGGCCACGCGACTGGCACAAGGAATTCAAATGGCATGCCATACGCTTCGCTAACAAAGTTTACGCTGTATTTGACGCTTGTACGCGGTCTAAGGACTGGTGTGTATGGATGGATGCAGATAGTATCATACACAGTAAATGGGACTATGAAGACTTTGCAAAACTACTTCCTGATAATGCATACATTACATATGTAGGCAGAGGCAAAGGTTCGCAAACTTGGCCTGAGTGCGGTTTCTATGGTATGAACTTAAATCATCCTGTGTGTCATGAGTTCCTTAAAGATTTTGAAGCAATGTACGAAGACGCAGATAACGGAATTTTTTCACTAGAGGAATGGCACGACAGTTATGTGTTTGGCGAAATACTAAACAAGTATAAAGAGTTTCCATCGCATGATTATAGTGCAAACATTTATAACAACACTGCTAAAACAGGCGGTGGCGGACATCCTTTGATTAATAGTGAACTAGGACGTTGGATGGATCATATGAAAGGTGCTCGTAAGTTTGATGGTAAGTCTAAACGTAAAGACTTGATGAACAGTCGCAATGAGCCATACTGGCAAACAGTGAAATGATATTTTGCTTGTATACAGATTACGGTGCATTAAACAGTAAGCCTGTATTTGAAGCATTTGCTCAAAGTATTATCAATGCAGGACACACTGTAATTTATAATGAACCTTATAGAGTAATGGACCATTACAATAACTATGATGTTGCTGTAATTTGGAGTGTGCTTTGGAACGGACGCATGTCAAAAAATAGACAGGTGTGGGAAATAAACAGAAACAACAATAAACCGGTTATTGTACTAGAAGTAGGCGGAATAAAAAGAGGCACAACATGGAAGGTAGGGTTGAATGGAATCAATAGAGATGCATACTTTGGGGATAGTCATAACGATGATAGTCGTAAGCGTTTTCTGAGACTTGTAGAAAAGCCGTGGCGCAAAGATGGCAAATATATCTTAATATGTGGGCAACATGATAAAAGTTTACAATGGCAAAACATGCCACGTATGAGCAACTGGTTTCTAAAAACTTACGACGAAATACGCAAACACACAGACCGCCATATAGTATTTAGACCGCATCCACGTTGTAGATTAGAGCACATAGAGCGTGGACTTAGATATGTCGAAAGACAAGAGCCTCAACGTGTTACTAACACTTATGATGATTTTGATATGGGGTTTGATGATGTTTGGGCTACTATTAGTTATTCGAGCAACCCAGGTATCCATAGTATCATCGAGGGTGTGCCTGCTTTTGTTAGCACCCATAGTCTTGCTTATCCTGTAGGCAATGACATTGATTTCTTGCATAATATTGAACAGCCTGTAATGCCAGACAGAACACAATGGCTCAACGATTACGCTTGGACAGAATATACAATTGAAGAAATTACACAAGGACTACCACTTAAACGATTGACAAATAATTTATAAGACGTTATACTTGTAGTATGACTGATATAACTACTATTGAAGATTGTTTAGAACTTGTTGCAGGTCTTAAACTGGGACCTAAAATACAAATTGTGTCTAGTGATATTACAATTATGCACAGTATTGCTAGACAAGTTTTCAAAGGAACAGCATTAACTGATCGTCAATATGATCTTATGAAAACTAAGTTACTTGCCTATAAAGATCAATTTGTAAACTTAGATTTCGACTTTGAATTTGCAATTAGTCAATTGCGGCAGCCTTTGCGAGAAATAGATCGTAGTAAGTATATTAGAACTCTTAAGGAAGACGAAGAAAAACCATTAAAAAATATAGATACAAATCCACAATGGTTTAAGGTGCGATTTCCTTTTAAAAAATCTCTGATAATGAGCATAAACGAAATATCATGCATAGCAGGATATTTTCATCAGAAAGGTTCGCACGAACATTTTTTTGAATTGAATGATAAAAATATTTACACCGTAATAGATAAATTTTTAGAAAAAGGATTTGAAATAGAAGAAAACTTGCTATCAAGATACAACAAAATTGTAGAAGCAATATCACAAAAATATAATTGTATTCCTCACTTCGATGGTAATAACTTAGAAAATTGTTCTGCAAGTGTTGAAACTTCTCTGTTGAAAGAAATTAAAGATATATCAAAAAAGAATTTTGTGAAGGTTGCCGATAGACACATCAGGCATGGGTATAATATTAAATGTCCACATCCTAATAATCTAATTGAAAAAATAGCTTATAGAAAACAACCTTTATATCATAATGACCCTCGCAAGACTGATTTAAATTTTGTTTTGAATGCTTTATACGATTTAGATAGATTTCCTTTGTTAGTTCTTATTGAAGAAACATCGGCATTAGAACAACTTTATAAATTGAATAATTATTTTAGAGATTTAATCCCTAAAGAAAAACAATCAGTTTTATTTAGATTAGAAGGAACAAATGATTTTAACGAATATGTTAAAGACAGAGAACTTAATAACTGGGTTGACGAATCTACAAAAATAGTGTATATTAATACTAAATCATTTCCAAAAGTACTTTTGAAAAATAATTGGAAACCTATATCATTGTTTAGCTTTACTAGTAGTTTTTCACGTGAAATAGCGGCATATGTAAATTTTTATATAGATTTACAAATTGTACATGAAAACGAAATAAGCCCATTTAGAAGGTATTCGAAAATATATGGCTAGTTGTAAATTAATAATTGAAGATGAGGTAAACATCAAACTGGAAGGATTAGAAGTTGACGTACGGAGAAAGTTAGCTAATGCTCTTAAGTTTGAAGTGCCTTACGCACGATATATGCCTCAGTATAAACTAGGTCGTTGGGATGGCAAAGTTGCTTTCTTTGGCATCGGCGGTACTGGCTACGTTAACCATCTTGATACTATTGTTGAAGTACTAGAAAAAAATAAAGTTCAAATAGTTGACATTGAAGATAGACGCCATCCAATAAAATTAGACTTACAACCTATTACAGAACGATACTGGGCAGATCAAGGTGTACGCTGGCCTAAAGGACATCCTGCAGAAGGCGAAGAAATCATTCTGCGTGACTATCAAGTCGAAGCAATCAACAACTTTCTACAAAACCCACAGAGCTTGCAAGAGATTGCAACAGGTGCAGGTAAAACTATTACAACT